TAGGTCTATCCTCGTCCGCTGTTTTCCAAGTTGGTCTGCTAGTGTGTGCCGCTTGTAAAAACTTATTAGCATTGTAAGTCTGTGCTGTGATTCCTAATTCTGCAAGTAATCCGTTACCTTCTTCAAATCTAATTGTTCCGTTTCCTGCTGTTGAATCACCAAAACTTAAACCATTGTGGAAAATTTCTAAGTCACCGCCCGTGCCAAAAACAGCCTTCGCATTATCCGGGAACTCTAGCGCATCGTCAGACTTGTCGAAGACGATGTTGTAGTTCGCGCCAGTGAAGGTTACATCGCCCGTAAACGTACCACCGGTCTTTGGCATAGCTGCGTCTGCGGTAGTTCCCTGCGCTGCGGTAGCAAAATCACCTGTCGCAGAGGTTGCTGCTGTTCCGAGTCCCAGACTTGCTCTTGCGGTAGAACCAGACTCGGCAACGAAGTTACTGCCGTCACCGACAATGAAGTTGCCGTTAGTCACGGCAAGACCAGCCACGTCTTGTAGCTGTTGGTCAAGCCTAGCGTTAGCTAAAGTGCCAGATCCAATATTGCTTGCGTTAGTGGTGTCAGTTGTAGCTGACGCCGCTAAAGACGTGCCGTTTAGTGTGATGGCATCTGCTTCTAACGTGCCGTCTACGTCCACATCACCGGAAATGTCTAGGCTGGTCGCAGCTATTTCACCGGTTACGTCAATACCACCGCTAACCGTTTCTAGCTTTTTGCTATCGTTAAAGTACAGAGCCGCGTGGCCGTCATCACCGCCAAACTCCGCTATTTTTTGTGAGCCATGTGTTTCAATTAACAAGTCATTTGGAGTTGTTCTGTATATTAGATTTACAGAGTCAGCAGCATCAGAAAAATTTGCACCCCTAAACTTGATGAAGTTTGGACCGGAGCCGCCGATATCAAGGACAGGGTCACTATTATTGCTCGTAATTTTTATTCGATGTGTATTATCAAGCTCAATATCCCCATCGGCATTCAGGAACACCGCCTTCTCTGCTGGCTGCGTACAGAAGATGGTTCTTGAACCGGAACTCCAATTCACCGCGTTGTCGCTGTTACTAGACTGCAAGATCGTGGTACGAGCCAGTGTCGTGCCAGACGCCGTGTAGGTGCCGATGCCCACCTCGAAATCGGTACCGTCGGTGCAGCAGTAGTAGGTGGTGTTGGAGTTACCTATCTCGGAAAACGCCTCAAAACCAGCAACGGCACCGGCCAAAGTATATGTGCCAGTGCCGGTAGTGGTGGTCGTTTCCTTGACGCGGTCCTTCAGAACCAGTGCCATGTTACTTCAACTCAATCGTCAGATTCGTAGCGTTGATGCGGAAGATGTCACCTGTTTGGATCGTCTTGTGAACATCAAGCTCACCAATAAACAGAACATTGCCGCCAGATCCCAACGTATCTAGAGCCGTCGTACCTGAAGCAGTTGTAATGAAAACATGCGTGATTGTGTTATCCGTACCAGTAGAGGCATCGAAGTTAATGTCGTTGGTGTTTGTGCAGGTCTGTGTATCCGCTGTATCAGCGGTTAAAGTCCAATTAGCTGCGGTTACTTGCTTACGCGTATACGCACCAAATGTAGCTTCAGTGATTGCTGGTTCTCCAGATTCACCAGTGGACGTTGTACCAGTGCCATCGTTAAAATTAGATACCGCCGTAGCAAGCCCAACATAAAGGTTGTCACCTGGGGAGCTAAAGGAAGCGGCATTGTTTTTGAAAATAAAGCTAAGAAGCCTGTTTTCCAAAAAACTGGTTGCTGCATTAGTCGTTGCCATCGTTTCTACTCCTTATGTCCGAGGCCGATCTGGCAGACCTCTACGATAGGAGTCGCTGTTTTCTCTAGCTTCCCCTAAATCCTTAAACCGGGTTACCGCTTCAGTAAATTGCTTATCGTACGACTGAAGTATGTCAGGTTCACCCTTCATATAAACATACGCTTCGTACAACGATCCGTAAAGCAGAGCGTTAGGAGCGTTAGTGCTCAACCATGTTGTACCACTGTCCGCCCCAGCGGTCAAAGATGCCGGCCTGTAAAAGTAGTGAAACTCACAGACGTAATTAGCATCCGGCGTCGGACCCAAAATCATATTATTAACATCGAAACGTGCGTAGAATCGCGGAGTTCCCGTAGTCGCCGAGTTTGGATTAAACTCCTGGATGAAGTTAACATCTTTCTGAAGCAGAAATTCTTTGTTGTTGCTGTTTGTAATCGACAAAGAAAAGGACGCTAAAAAATCCGAAGGTAACGCTAGAAAAGGATCGTTTACTGTTAGCGCGCTTTGCGCATTTTTACGAAAGTATTCCAGGTCCACTAAGTAAAACAGGCGATCTTCTGCGGCGCGGATGAAGTCATCAAGATTTGACACAAAACTGGTTTCTGTGTTGTCCGTGTACTCCTGTATGGCTGTCTTTAACTGTGCAAAAGTGTACGCCATTTATGCCTCCAAAGTTACCGGCCCGACAGTCGCATTTTGACCACCCCCGCGTTGACCACCCGTGGTGGCGGTGCCGGACGACGCGGTAAACGTGTAAAGGTTAGAATCCGTGACAGTAATCGTATAACCACTGGAATTCTCCAGCGTTGCTTTTGTAAACCCATCAAAACCTTCCACCTTCCTAAATCGAATTACATCATTTGTAGCGCGACCGTGAGACGGCTCTACCACAGTAATCACGGCGCTACTAGCAGAGCCAGACAAAAAAGCATTCGCTGGCAACAGCCGAGCGACAGCAACTTCTGTACGTTGATCCGGACGCGGGTCATGAATCGCCTGTGGATCCGGGCCAACACTAATCGGCTCTAACTGCGGGTGTTTTGCTTCATACTCGTCCTTGCCTACTTTAGAACCGTTCCATTCCGTGACCATCTCAACCAGTCTGTATCTAAACCCAGACCGGTCGGATATTCCGTAAGCATCCTTGCCTGAAGCAAACCTCGCCATTAGTTCACCCGTAAATACTGTATGCTCGGTTGCAGTTTCAGTGCAACGCGATCTTCATCCTCGTCTGCTGCCCGCTGGAATTCTTCTTCGTACACCGCCTTCAGAAGCTGCACCCTTTCCGGCGCTTTCTTTATAGCAAGGTAGTACGCAAGACCAGCAACCATGCAGGGCAAGAACCGGAACGGCGCGTCGGTTGTGTTTACCAGAGAATCCACATCTTCGATGCGCTGCACATAGTAGTACACGATACTGTCGCTAGAACTGTCAGGCGTCGGCCACAGTGTGATCTCCGGTGTGGTTTGCCTGTTGTAGAAGAACTGACTTGGACGGCCTGTCTGTGACTTGTTGGGCAGGTGCAGATACTCTCCGCGTGACATGCGGTCGAGTTGATAATCTACGCTGCTGCGACGAAGCACAACCTCCAACAGATCGGTATACGTGGCGTTGAACGCATACGTCGCCGTGCCAGATGTCAGGGACTGCGTTGCTTGCTTCACGGTCCACAGGTTCAAGCCACGGTTGGCCCAGTCAGCAAACATCAGATTCAGAGACCGACGGGCGGTGCGCGCATCATAGCCGGTGCGAACTTCGAGACCACACCGCTCGTACGCCTCTTCGATAATGTCTGCTACGTCGAGGTCAAAATCTCTGGATCCAGATGTTGCCATTTACTTCTTCCGCACAGCCTTGCCGCGTTTTGCCATAACGGGCTTCTTCATCATGGCGCCACCGCCGCGCATGGCCTTTTTCTTCATGCCCATTCCACCGCGCATTTTACGCATTGGCTTTTTCATTCCTGGCATAACTCAATTCTCCTCTGCTTCCGCATTTTAACTAGACGATTATAATCGTCCGAATCGTAGTTAACATAGTAGTCTAGACGTTCCAGCTTTGCACTAGCATTGTCTAGGTCGGTAAGGCGTTGCACAAAGATCATGTTCAACCCCCTGTCCTTGAACGATAGCAACCAGATATCGACACCTGTTGCGGCCAACCATCCGTTCAATGCGAAACAACCTGCCTCGAGGTCGTCGTAGGTGTATTTTTCTCCATAGTTGCCACACACAACTACTTGATACGTGTCGTCGAACGTGGCGATTTCTTCGTACACCGCGTCCCAAATGTCACCAACTTCTTCTCGCGTCTTAACCTTCTTGGACAACCATGCGTTTCGAGCGAAAGGACAGAGCGCGTTGCCGTTTGCAAACTTGCTCGGCTTGCATAACTCGTCAAGAATCCAATCTTCAAGTATTCGTTCGAGTTGCATTACGAGCCGGCATTGTCATGGCACCAGCTTCCATCTTACGAGGGCTGCAATACATGCCATCCTTAGCTTTGACGATCTTGTTACCCTTCTTCTTCAGAACACCGCGCTCTACGAGAAGATCCTTCTGAGTGTATTGGCCGTCACCAGTAACGTCTTTTCTGCTCATTTCTTCTTTTTCCTCTTCAGTGATTTTACACGCCGGGGCTTGCCGGCTGGTTGACCTATACGTTTCTTCTGGCTGATCCTGCTACGCTTTTCAGCCGCTGTCATTTCGGAGGCTGTTTTAGGAGTTTTTGAGGAAACCCTCTTAGAGGGGCGGCAATATGGAGTACCCCGTTTTTCACCTTTGCGACGCCCACACGCTTTTCCAGTCCGAACGTCTTTCCAGTCTTCCTTGAACCACCTTTTAAGCGCGAGGCCACTTTTCGTTTTCCTTACTGCCATTAGAGCCTACCCTGAGAATGTAAAACCAAAAGGACAACGGAAGCTAAAACACAGGCAACTACAATTAAAAAGAACGTAATTATAGCCACCTCAAAATGATGTTTACGTTTCCGTATCCGCTCTTGTTCCGCCTCTCGCCTAGCTATTCTGGCCTTCGCCTGAAACTTTTGCCAATCATGCCATAGCCCAGGACGCCCCGCATAGATCATGATCTGCTTCAGTTGTTCCTCTTGCTCCTTGATCTTCTCCAAGGCCATAAACTCCTCGAGGTCGGAACCGCCACCCTTTCTTTGTGCCTTCTGCTGGAGCTTTTCTTTCGCACCAACGAACTCTGCGATTGCACTACCAGCAGCAGCAATTTCTTTACCATTCGATACAGCTTGCTTGATTACTGCAAATGCTGCATTTGCTGCGGCCAGTTCGGCTAACATCAGTACACCTTTGTATTTTCATCCACGAGTTTGGGTAGACAGTACGCTGTAATTTCATTGCCCTGTCTGTGGAGCACTTGGGCGAAGTAGGTGCACTCGTTCACATTACGGAAGTACATGTCCTTACTTACAACTCGTTTGTCCTCTCCTATCCCAACATAGACCATCAACAGAAACGCATGGATCAAGACTGTGTTACTGCACCCTTGGTTCGTTTGCGACGACCCTTCATGATGGCGCCGCAACCACGAGCTACCGCAGTTCCCTTCACAGCTTTTCCTCGAAAAGCTCTTTTCGGTCGTTGATCCTCGATCCCCCCTGTTGCTCTCTTTTTCTTTTTCTTAACTCTTGCTCACACTCAAACAATCTCTGGTCTTCTTCTGGTGTATTCAAAAGACTAAGTTTTGAGAGTGCTTTCACGATTGTCTTTAACTCTTCGGTGCTTCTGTGTGATTGTGGATTCATAATAGAATGATGATGAGAATGTAAAGGAAAATTGCGTTTGATATACTCATTATAACCCCCTAGACCAAATTGTCTAGGTAGGTTTGTGGCACTTGTTTAACTGGTCTATCAGTTGAACCAATCCACTTATTAATATGTCTTGATGTAGTTACTGACCAGTACTTGTCAGTTCTTACGAATCCCTCTCCAAATACAAATGCTGCAACTGGTGTACGATATGAAAATAGAATCCTTGCGTCATCTGTTTCAATCTCAGTCATGTTTGATGCGATTGGTGTTAGTAACATTTAATGCTCCTTTGATTACTTTTATAATATAACCCCATTTTTAACGGAATGGGGAAACCTTGTGACACTTTTTAAACTGGTATAAACCAGCCCATTTCTTCGTCATTCCAGTTAGGATTAAGTTTGTTGGTTTTCCATTCATACTTTTCGATAATTTCACCTGCACTTAAGAAGTCGCCAAAACATCGTTCGCATAAACACTCATAACCTTTGGGCATTTGATAATCCTCTTGTATGTCTC